TTCTTTCATGATTGCCACACTGTTGTAGCCGACCCCGGGTGCCATCCGGACCATTTCCTTGCCCTGGCCTAGGTGGTGGTTGTCGCTGTATTCGGAGAACGGCGTAGCCGAGATGCTGAGCACATAGTTGCCCTGCCGGCGCAATGCGTCCTCGTCGCCGTTCGCGCAAATACCGACATCTCGCAAGAACTTGTCGGGGCACTGGTGAACGCTCTGCGCGAAATGGCTTTCTTCCCAGATGAACAGGGTGTTCTGGGTAGGGCCGCGGTATTTCTTGAGTTCAGTGCCCCAGTAGACCTGGATGCTCGCAACTGCGCCGACTAATTCGTGCGCGTCCTCAATCGCGCATTCGGTCATTCCGGGCACATTTTCTCTGAGGAAGTTGCGGTATTTGCGGTAAAAGCGGTTGCGCTTGTCCACATTGGTGAGTTGGGCTTTCAGCTCGGTTTCCGCATTGCCGCTGAAGATGACTACAGTTTTTACTAAGCCTTGGCGCAACATCTCGCACGCAACAAAGAGGTAAGTCTCTGTTTTGCCGGACTGCATTTGCGCGAAGAGGATGGTCCACCTGAAGTCACATACAAATTTAGCAAATATTTCATTGCCGGATAAACGCTGCTGCACCGAGAGAGCGTTGGGGTCATAGGGTTCCTCGTTTGCTGGGTCCACGATGTCGGTAAGGTCACTAAGACCGGTAAAGTCACTCATTACTGAGTGAACATCGTCCTCATCGTCATCATATTCCGCAGACACAGACGAGATATTAGGTGTGGTCGCAACCGATGCAACGCACGTGTGAAAACTATAAGGGCCGCTTTCTGCGACGCTTACGGCGAAAGAAGACTTTTTGGTAAAGTTCATTATTGAGATTGGTTGGTAAGCTTTGAAGTTGTTGTAACAGTTTTAATAATTGCGCATTCAACTAAGCATGAAAAAAGCATTTCAATTTTTTTGTAACCTCGGTCATTTCTGCAGTAAGCAGCGTTTTGTATCTATTAACAAAAGACTAGCTAAATAACGGCTAAACGCCACTTTAATAACAAGTTAACCAAACATAATAAAAATAATGTAACCCAATAGTATATATGATTAATGCGTTCAAATCCAAGGTCATCAAAGAGTTGGAAGACAAATATGCGCGCATAGATGCGCTAACATTAGAAGAGCTTAAAAGCGGGGTCATTGATGAGGCAACAAATGAAATCAAAAATGCGAGATTGATGTCCAATAGCAGGAAAGAGACGCTGAACAAATACGTGAAAGCATTAAAAAACAAGATGGACACATTTTATGATCCATTTATGTATGATGCAGACGAATTCGCGGTCGGGAAGGAGTATTTTGAAAACATATATAGTCCTTACATGTATAAATCATTAGGCACATATATTGAAACAAAATGTGTCGTAAAGGAAGAGACGGGTGGGTTCGGGTTTGTAACCAGGGCAACGCATTTAGCCGCGGTGTTTAGTGCGGACCAAGGGATATGGATAGAGCCGACATTGGGGAACGCGCGTTTGAAAATATTTAGCAAGAAACCGGTCGTGGTTGTGTAAAATGTTTGAAAATGGTGGAACGAAAAAGTTTTGAAGGTTTGTTGCAATTTTTAATTTGTTATTGTAAATAATATTTGGTTAATTTATAATGAATTTATTTAAATCAAGTGTTAATTTATTTAAATCAAGTGTTATTCAAGAGCTAGAAGATAAATGCAACCGCATAGATAATTTAACATTAGAAGAGGCGCAAAGCGGTATAATAGAGAGCGCATCAAAAGAAATTAACACGCGTTATATGCGTGATAATAGAAAGAGTGAATTGAAAACATGTATAGAAAGTCTTAAAAAAAAAATAGACGAGTTTTATACATTATTTAAATATGATGAAGATAAATTAGAAATAGGGAAGGAGTATTTTGAATTAAGCAACGACCCTTACAAATATAACACATTAGGCACATATATTGAAACAAAAAACTTTCAAAAAAAAGAGACGGGTGGGTTCGGGTTTGTAACCACGGTAACGCATTTAGGTGCGGTTTTTACTCAAAACACCGGTTTATGGAAAGAACCTGATTTAGGAAGCAAACGTGTGAAAATATATACGCTTAAATCAATTGTCAATTTAAATACCCCCCCCCCCTCCCTCGCTACATCCGAAGTCTCACTTCAAGACGCCGGTCGCCGCACCCGCCGAAGAAAAACAAGACGCCCCAAGAGAAGTCGCAAGAGGTCAAATCGCAAAGCGAGAAAGTCGCGCCGTCGCAGATAGGTGTGTTAATAAAAAGTTTATTAATAAAAAGTGTATAAATAGATATTATACACTTTTGATAATTAGACCCATAATTATACTATTTTGTCTTAATTACTGTTATTTACGAGTGAATTTAAAATCAAGTGTAATTCGCCACGGTTCCTCATTGTTTTTAGGTCAATGCGTGGTTTTTTAACAAGAGTAACATTTGGATGGTCAGCTATGCGTGTGCATTGGGAGATGTGATGACAATGATTTACATCATTTACACTTAAATCGCAATATATGCAATATTTCGTAGTGTTATTTATAAACCCGCGAATATCTCTATATTTTTCGTCAACATTTTTATTTTTATTGCGACGGATGGTTTGAGGCATAAACGCAAGGACGTGCGTAACATTTAATAATGACCCAAACAAAATAGCTGCATAACCTCCAGAGGAAACACCAAGACAAATAACATTTTTATAATTCATTATTTCATTTTTTAAATAATTTACGGTTTCATCAATGTTATTGGTTATTTCGTGTATGCCTTGATGGTATGAATTCAAAAGCTTATCTAGGTAAAAATGTCTGCTAACATGTTTAAAATGCGTATCCATAAAATTAACAAACTCAAACCTTGGAATGCCTCCAAATATTCTATCGTGGCCTGCGAATGATATAATTAATGTTTCAGAGTTTACAACATTGATTTTATAGGAGGAAGAAGAAGAAGTGGAAGAAGAAGAAGTGGAAGAAGAATGGGAGGCATTAGTTTCATTCATAATGGTATATAATGTATATATATATATATATTATGTTAATATCCCCGAATTCTTTCAAAAATTATTGTATTGTAAATAGTTTGTTATGTTTTATGGGGTTAGTTCAGTATTTATCTATTAATTACGTGGCTGATTTTAATTTGTTAAATCATTTATTGTGCATGTTTTCAGTTTTTGTGTTTAGAAATTACGCGTTATTATATTTTATATCTTATGGAACGCAACATAAACCCAGCATTAACAATAGTTCCGTTGAGCCATTAGAAGAATATAAGTATGAGTTTCATAAAAATGTTCTTACTGCAACGTCGGTGGAAACAATTACGCACATATTTATTAAATCAACCATCATGGATGTCGCGTTTTCTAGAAATATTTGTTATGAAGTTATTTACTTTATACCGGCGTCTTTCTTGTTTGAAATTATTTTTGATTTTTTTCATTATGTTACGCATAGGGCAATGCATCATCAATGGGTATATAAATTGTCACATAAAAAGCACCATAAATTTAAACATCCAACTGCGATAACTAGTTTCTATCAAGATCCGATAGATTTAATTATAACGAATTCCGTGCCGACGATATTAACTATTTTGGTAACGCCTCAGCTCACCTACCCGATGTTTCATTTTATTGCGGTTTATAAGACGTTTATTGAAATTGGCGGGCATTCGGGAAAGGTGTCGCGTCCAACGTCGTCGTTTCCGCAATTTATCTGGTTGCCGAAATGGTTGAATATAGAATTGTATTCTGAAGACCACGATAAACACCATTCTGCAAATAATTGCAATTATTCCAAGAGGTTTTCATTGTGGGATAAAGTGTTTAATACTTATGTCAGGTGAATGTAGCTGGGTAAAATTATAAAAACATCATCACTTTCGGTATCCGGCCAAAGACCCGTTCAATCAATTGAGGAACAGACACGCCATCTTTGGTTCTAGGAAATCGTATCCAAGGTATGACAATCAGGTCGTCTGCCCTTGGCGTTTTGAATTGGATGCGCAAATCAAACCGCGAAAACTCTTCCGGGTTGCATATCGCGATCCGATAATTTGTTATAAAAACCGTGTCGCTCTCTTCCTCATATTCAAAGAAAAATTTGGATTTTTCATATTCTTTATCAAAGCCGGTTTCGCCGATAATGAGAAAGTTGCCGTCTACAAAATGGGGAACAAAGTTAGCCCAATAAAAGAGGTCGTATTCTGTACCTAAATCATTGTCTTGTGCTAGAATTGTTCCATTGATAACTTTGATTTCTGTAGTTGTGACAGTGTGATGTAGCATTATTAATAATTATATAATATTATTCTTATATCATTATATCATTATATCATTATATCATTATATCATTATATCATTATATCATTATATCATTATATCATTTTATCATTATATCATTATATCATTATATCATTTACACCTTTTCTCATTTCAAACGCTCAATTTGAAATACTATTTATCTTCACAAGACATACAATGTTGTTCGCCGTCTTCTCTGAATTGTTGAATCATTTCATCAGATAAAGTATAAAATCCAAACCCAAATTTTGAAGATTTTATTTTGTCTTTGGTTTCATACAATCTACACTCTTTTGTCCACATATGGTTGATACTTATATTGTAATTTACAAATAAATCAAGACCAATTTTATCAAAAATACGAATAATAATGTCATTTTTACTAATTCCAATCCCTATCTCAATTTTTATAAATCCAATATTACTTAATAACGAATATCCTTCAACCACGATTAAATATTTTTCTGTAACAAAATTAGGTTCATTTTCAGTTTTAAGATAAAGATTCATTATAATTATACTATTACGTATTTTTTATACCCTTTATACCTTTGAAGGTGTAAAATGGGACAAAACTACTTAAATATAAAACAATAATCAATAATATATTATGAATGATTATTGTTCTATTTGTTTGAAGGAAGAAACTCTTTCAGATTTTGCTGAAGGAACGACTTTTACAGAAGTAGATGATAAATTGTATTGTGTAAATTGTTTTGAAGATTTAGGAGATAGTATAATTTTCTGTGAGAGATGTTGTAAGTTTGGACATAGAAATGAAAATTTTGATGAAAACTTTGTAAAATCATT